TAAAGATTTTTCAATTATAAACAACAAGGGCATATTACAAGAAATAAAATTAGATAGTATAAAAGAAAGCACTAAAGCAACCAAGGGTGAAAATATAGATTACGATGTTTTATATATAAAATAATTATTAAAGGCTCACAAATTAAGATTTTGTGAGTCTTTTTTTATATATAAAATATAAAAAGAAAGGACTGTATATAAAAATGATTATAAATAGAGTATGGTCAATGCCTAACAGTAACACTTTTTCAATAAAGCCTATCAAAGAAATTATAAATAAATACGCTTTTGGTAAAATTATAGACCCTTTTGCTAATGATAGTAAAATTGCAACTATTACTAATGATTTAGATATATCTCACGATACTGATTATCATTTAGATGCTACTGATTTTTTAAAGATGTTTGAAGACAATTCTATTGATACTGTTTTATATGACCCACCTTATTCTCCACGTCAAGTTTCTGAATGTTATAAGAAGTTAGGACAAACAGTAAATATGCAAACAACACAAGCTTCTTACTGGTCACTTCAAAAAGAGCAAATAGGAAGAATTGTAAAACAAAATGGTATAGTGATAACTTGTTGTTGGAACTCAGGCGGTATTGGTAAAAAATATGGTTTTGAAATAGAAGAAATATTGTTAGTACCACATGGCGGTTGGCATAATGATACTATTGTAACAGTAGAAAGAAAAAAGTAGGTGTAATATGTGGCTAAGATAGAAAATGATAAGTATTATACACCTGATGATTTAGCAAAATACTGTGTAGAAAAAGCAAATGAAATAATAGGTGTTGATAATATAATTAGTTATATAGAACCATCAGCAGGAGCAGGGGCGTTTATTAAATATTTTAATAAAGATTATTTAGCAATAGATATTCTTCCTGAACACGAAAGAGTCATTGAACAAGATTTTTTGACTTTAAATCTTTCTTACAAGAAAGGTAGAATGATAATAGGCAATCCACCGTATGGTAGAAATATGTCTTTAGCTCAAAAATTCTATAAGAAATCAATAGAGCTTGCAGATTATATAGCTTTTATATTGCCTATTTCACAATTAAATAATACTAATTCTTTATATGAATTTGATTTAATATATAGTGAGGACTTGGGAATAAGAACATATTCAAATATTGATTTACATTGTTGCTTTAATATTTACAAAAGACCTGAAAACGGGTTAAATAAAAAGGAAAGTATTAAATTAAAAGATATAACTATTTATAGACAAGATAAAAAAGGTTATGATAATTTAGATTTTGATATAAGAATGTGCTACTGGGGGTAATGGTTGTGCAGGTAAAATATTGAAAGATAACGAACACTATTCTGCTGAATATAAAATAAAAATAAACAATGATGAACTAAAAGAAGAAATAATAAATGTTTTAAGTAGTTTCGATTGGAAAAGTTATTTAAATTGTATTGCAGCAAGAAAGATACAGCAGTTTCATATTATTGATGTTTTAAAAAATAATATACCCAAAATAAAGTAAGAGGCTTAAATGCCTCTTTTTATATGTAAGTTTTTATCTATAAATATTAATATTTTTTGTATACTAATATTTAAAAAACAATCTGTCAAATTGATTTACTTTCCAATATTTCAATATTAATACCTTAAAAACAACTTAAAAAAACAGATTACCTCGAATTTACTTTTCAATATAGTAGCATTAATACTTTGGTGATTACACAAACAGTACATTTACTTTCCAACATATTAGTATCAATACCCGTTTAGTATGCAGTAGTACATTTTATTAGTATTTCAAATACTAAATCTGTCGAACTCATTGAAAAAGTTAATTTCGAATATTATTTTTTATCCATTATTTACTTTATTCTCACAAGAACATAAGTAAATAAAGTGTTTTCAAAATTCTGTCTATCTCTTAGCAATTTTACACTACTATACATCGACAGAATTTAAAAACTAAAAAAATAAAAAGTATTTATACTATATATTGAATTTGGTGAGTGGTTGGCTTCTTCCGTCAAAGCGGTGCAAGTCTTAAAATTCTACAGCAGTGTTGAACTGTATGTGATATGAATTACCCTCACCCTACGGACGGCAAATCGCCCGAAGTCACCAATTAAAGTGCTTATAAAAATAGTTCTTAAAAACTTACAATATTATAATAACATATTATTTTCTGTTTGTCAAGTATTTTTTATTAGAAAAATAAATTTTAAGAGATGAGTGTGATTTAATGAATAATTTAATTCCACCTTGTTCTTATCAAGGCGGCAAACAAAGACTTGCAAAACAAATTGTAGATATTATATATAAAGAAAATAATATTGATGAAAATACAAAATTTTTTGATATTTGTTGTGGTAGCGGAGCTGTTAGTTTAGAGTTAATAAATAATAACTTTAATTCTAATAACATTACAATGATTGATATAAATATTTTTGGACTTTTCTATGAATATGTTTCTAAAAATAAATTTGATTTAAATATTTTTAAAGAAGAAATAGATAAATTACCTGATAAAGAATACATACAACTTTATTTAAAACAATTAAGTGATTTACCTATTGATGAAGAAAAATTAGTATATCAATATTTATTGTTGCAGGCAGGTAGTTTTGGAAGTAAACAAATTTATATAAAAGATAATAAATGGAAGAATAACACGTTTAGAAATTATTGGCAACCTACTAAGAGTAGTAATAGAAAAAGTCCTGTCAATCCCATGATGCCGATGCCTGATACGTTATTTGAAAGAGTAGAAAATATTGTAAATAAATTAAGTGGTAAGATTGTTGCATACAATGATGATATTTTTAATATATTAAATATTTTTTCCAATTTAGATAATAATGTTATTATTTACATTGACCCACCGTACTCAAACACGACAAAATATAAAGATAGTTTTGATGTTTATGAATTGATTGATAAGTTAAAAAACATAAATGATTTTACTATTTATATATCAGAAGGCGTTGAATTGAACAATGCTAAAAACACATATTTACTTTCAAGAGGTAGAACTAAAGGTAATATTAGTGGTAATGTAACTAAAAAGCCTGTTGAAGAATGGTTAAATAAATTCTGAAAGTAAATTCTGAAAGGAATATAAATAATGAAATACAAACCAACAATTAAAGAATACTTAACTTGGATAAAAGAAGATATAAAAAGATTATATTATTTAATACGTTATTTTACAAAGGCATTATTTAATGTAGATAAAAATATTTTATTAAGTAAAGATTTTAAAGTGGATAGTTATATTATTACTTTTCATTCTGACGATTATAGCGGAGCTTGTTATGATGAAAGAAGATTTGATAATTTTAAAGACGCTTATGAACTTTACGAATTAAGTAAAAATCAAAAATGTAGAGAAGATTTTGTAAGATTGCATATTTCGATTGAATATATTGGAAATATAGAAATAGCAAGATATAAATAAGAGGTTTAATATATGAGAGAAATTATTTTTTTAATAAGTATTTTATTTTTTCACGTAATAGAAGATTTTTATTTTCAAGGGTGGTTAGCTTCTGCCAAACAAAAAACTTGGTGGATAAAAAACAATCCTAATGAAATGTATAAATATGATTATGTTGTAATATTACTTGTACATTCGTTTTCATGGACTGTTATGATACATATACCAATTTTAATTTATATGTATTTATTTAATATTTCAGTAGATGTTTCTGATTTTTCGTTTATGTTTATATTAACGATAATTATACATTGTCTTACTGATAATGCAAAAGCTAATTTATATAAAATAAATCTTATTCAAGACCAATTAATTCATTTATTGCAAATTATTGTATTATGGGTTACTTACATAAATTTATAAATTAAAGAAAGGAAATGAATGATGAAAAAAATAAAATTGTGGATTTATAATTTTATTGTTAATGCTATCGCTGCTGATGACGATTTAAATTTAACAGGTAAGCAAAGAAGTCAATTATTTAGTCTAACTAATAAATTTAAAGTTAGAAATTGTAAAAAGAATTTAATTTATATAAGTCATCCTTATCAAGATAAAAAAGAAAATATTGAGGATATAGAAAAAATCATCAATAACTTGGTGAAGAAATATGATGAATATACATTTGTTTCTCCTGTTCATTGTTTTGGATTTATGTATACAACTGTTTCTTATGATAGAGGGTTAGATTTTTGTCTTGATTTATTAGATTGCTGTGAACAAATGTGGGTGTTTGGTACTTATACAAATAGTATAGGTTGTACTAAAGAGATTGAATATTGTATTACAAATAATATTAAATATAAAATTTTTAGTTGATGAAAAAAAAGAGGGTAGAAAAACTACTCTCTTTTTTTAATTATTATAACATTAAAGTTATTTGCTTAATAATATGTATACTATCTATCTTATTTTGCGTTTATTTGCCTTTTTAATGGTTTGTAACTTTTTAGGTGAACGAATTATCGTCAGTCATCTTAAAATTCAAAATAAGGGCATTTCTGAGCGTTTTAGAGCCATATATTAAATCATTCAATAGTCCGTCATTCATTTTTTGTTATATAAGTCTTAATTTTTATAATTTTGAACTAATGAAATTGAGAGTGAATCTTAGAGTTAATTTTTATCCCTATATAAAAATTCATCAAATAGAGATTTACTTAGGTGTTTAATTATTATTAATTATTTTAATATATTATTTAAAAGCTTAATATATTTCTTAGTATATCTTAAAGCTTTAGTATATAATTAATTATTAATATATATAATATAAAAAGAATAATCATGCATGGATGTATATTAATTATTTTATATATTAATTTAAATATTAATTTAAATATATATAGATATACTAAGATGAATCTATATAGTATAATTAATATATATATACATGATTATTAATAATTAATATATAGTAGTAGTAGGGGACACCCAAAAATGTTGATAAGTGCCTCAAATGAGTACTATGTACTCGAATAAGTATGTTAATAACGTGTTGATAAGTATGTTAGTTATAAACATTGTCAACATCAATTAACATAGTTTGAAAAATAAAACGATTTCTTGTGTTGATAAAAAAGGACTTATTAACACCTATCAACATACAATGTTGATAACTATGTTGATAATGTGAATAACTTTCTAAGGGAAAAAATGATGAATGAGTATGAATTGTATAATGATGATTGTTTAGAACAAATGAAAAATATTGATGATAAATCTATTGATTTGATATT